TCTTAGGAGGCTGCACCACAGAAGTATTATTAGAAGAGTCAAAGTCTAGATTGAAGTTAACATCTAAATTCATTTGACCAGTAGGCTCTGCATACAAAGTCAGTTTATACAAAGTCTTTCTTAGCTGAGAATCAGTTATAGGCATATAGGGTGACTCGTAAATAGCCTCTATCTTTTCATTATCAAAAGAATTACCTGAGTCCATTTCATAACAAAAACCATCATCGTTAGCAAACATAATTACTTCTGCTGAACCTGAGTATGTACTATCTGCAACGTTAGCTTTTATGCCTCTAGTTGTGGACCAACTTACACCTTCACCACCCTGTGCTATAAATTTAGTTGCAATCAATCCTCTTGATCTAGTTTTATCTAATGTAGGTAAGTAAGCAAATATTCTATACTGTGACTTGTTTCTAATTAGAACAGAACAAAACTTATCTGTTTGTGCAATAAAATCTTTTGCATCGTTAACTATATTATCTGAAGCTACGTCTAATGCAAAGTCACCAATACGATCTGTAGCACCTAGTAGTCTGACACCATCTGGTGAAAGGTAAATTATATCTCCACCAAATTCCTGTATAGTATCAGAGTTTATACATCCTATTTTATCTGTTATAGGCTCTAGGGCAAAGTCAGATGCAGTATTACCTACCAATCTTTTTATTGTATCGGTTGTGAATATGATAAGCTGCTCACGAAATACTATCATACCTGTTATATCGTTTGCAACATTTATACTACCTGCACCATTGGCTACATTAAAGTCATCTATTGTAGCTGGTGCTGTAAAAAATATATTGTGACCTTTTGCAAAGAATGCTGTGTTTTTAAATATAACAGCATTGTCTGAACCTTCTATATCGGTAGAGTCTGAAGAAGACATAAAAGTCATAGTATTAGCAGCAGATTCGTATATGCCAGGATAGCCTTTACCGTCAACAAATAAAGTTTTTTCTGTTCCTGTAAAGTTAAAACTAAAATGTCTTGACTTTAAAGTATTCGTAGCTGTACTCGTTCCTATCTTAGTCCAGTTAGTTCCTGTTCCATAAAAGTATATTGTCTTATCAACTTCACTAGAAGAGAAAGTACCAAAAGTAAAAACAGTATTATCTGCAAAGTGAGCATTTGTTTGTCCACTAGATAGTGTCATACTATTCTGATCTGATGCAATAGTAGCAACTGTTACATCACCGCTTATGCCAGAGCCTGTTACAAACATACCTACTTTAATATTTGTAATAAAGCTAAGAACAGCATTGTCTGCTAATGATACTGCTGTATCTAATACAATACTGTTTTGATTAGTTACTGTCTTTACTGTAACTGTACCAGTAATACCTGTACCTGTTACAAGCATCCCTTTAGTGATAGTACCAAAAGCTGCACCAGTACCAGCGATAGTTATACCTGCTATTGGACCTGTTGTTACAGCCGTACCTGCGATACCTGCAGTTGCCACTGTACCTGTTACTACAGCCGTTCCTGCTATTGTAGCTGCTGTAATACCACCACTTCCGTCTACTGTACCTATTGTTATTGTAGCATCATTAGCAGTAGTAGCACCGCCTAGTTGTGTACCTACAATAGTAATAGTTTCACCTGCTGCGTATCCTGAACCTGCTGCAGAGATAGCTACTGTATATGTACCACCATCTCTAGTAACATTAAATGTAGCACTAGTACCAGAACCACCATACCCAGATTGTGTCGGGTTTGTGTGAGTATCAGCAACGTTGTTGACACTGTTTATTGTAACCGTTGCATCGTTGGCAGTAGTCGCTCCTCCTAATGCTGTGCCAGCTACAGTAAGAGTTTCTCCAACTTTGTAACCACCAGTACCTGCGTTAGCAATAGCTACACTATAGGAGCCTCCGCTTCTTGTGACATTAATAACAAGTCCAGTACCGCTTCCACTGTATGTGTATGCTGCACTACTGTAAAGAACACTAGAAGCTACACTTGTAACTGTCACCGTAGCATCATTAGCAGTTGTAGCACCTCCTAAGTTTGTACCAACTATTGTTACTGTTTCGTTAACAGCATAGTCAGAACCTGCTGCATTTACTGTTGCTGCGTAAGTTCCGCTTGTATTTGTTACATCAAAGGTAGCACTAGTACCGCTTCCTGAAGCAGTGCCTGTTACTGCAGTAAAAGGACGTACTCTATCTACAGTTACATTTGCAGTCGAAGTAGTAGCACCGTTAACAATAGCAGTAGCTCTATTATTATCTAAGGTTACTGTAGTCGAAGAACTAACAGTGGCAGCACTCCAGCCCATTGCAGAATGTGAGGAACAATAGTAGAACAAAGGAGGCGCACCCAGCGCAACAGTTATTTCAGTGTATGCTCCTGAGCTACCTGGAGTTCCTACTACAGTTACACCTGTTGTGTATTGTGTACCTGCAGGTGAAGCATGTGTTCCGTTTGCTGTTGTACTAAAACGCAGAGGATGCCCAGTATTACTTGCATCACTCTGATCAAACCTATAGGTAGCACCCTCGTTTAAACTTAGTGCAACATCTGCTGTAGCAGTAGATCCACCAATAGCATATTTATTTGTAGACCCTACGTTATAGTATGGATGATTAGATGGGTTACCTGATACTACTGTAACTACAAAAGTACTCGTGGTGGTAGTAATAGTATTTCCCATAGGATTACCATGCGTAACGCAGTAATATCTAGCAGGTTCTGTACCAGAAGTAGGCATAACGATAGTTACAGTTGCACCACTACTACCTGCTGTTCCTGATGATGTAACTCCTGTAGTAAACGCTGAACCACCTGCATCCTTAAAACCTAAAGGGTGACCTGATACACTGCTGTCTGAAACATCAAATATATAAGTAAAACCTCTGTTTAATGTTAATGCAGGTGCTGTAACACCATTCAAAGCAAACTTATCTTGACCGCTATCATTTACGACTGTCACTGTATAGTTTACAACAGTATTGCTAGTATTGTTGACTGTAGAGGTAGCTGTCTGAAACTCTGTTACAGCAGCAGTGTCTAGCTTTCTAGCTACTACAGCCCTGCCTGAAGATACAACTTTTAATCCTAGTATCTCTCCAGTGCCTGGAACTTCGGTGTCACTAAACTTAGAGAAACCTTTTAGTTTGCTATATCCTCCCTCTTTGTTTGCCTCAAAGTTTTGAAGGACAGTAGCGGAACCTATAGCATTTACACCTTGTTGTAAAGGAGTTAGGTTAGAGATCAACCCACCCTTGAACTCCATAGGGAATGTAGACCATTGTGTTGGCATTAGAAGTGTACTCTCGTATCTCTTATGTACGGTGTTCTATTTATATTTATAGTACGTAGATTCTTAATCTGTTGTTGGAACTTTTGAAGAGCCAAGTCAGCAGCACCTGTATCGCCCCTGAACTGGAAAGTGTAATACATTGCACCGTCTACTATAGCAAATCTATACTGTTCTGGCAAGGCTGGTACGTCTAGTGCATTCTCTAAATCGTAACCTGCTGAGTAGTATTCATACACTATGGTGTACGACTTATCAGGTACAGGGTGGCATATTAATTCTCTACCAGGAGTTCTTACAATAAACTTTGGAACACCACGTATGTCGGCTGCTGTGTTAAACTCAGCATCTGCATACTTTTCTAGCCACTCTTCATATACTAAGTGCTTTAGCTTTTCTGTTCCTACGTTAAGACTGTCATCTCTCTTTATACGAAAAGAGTTCATGTTTATTGTCTTTGCATCTGAGGGGTAAAAATATTTCATAGAACCTGCAGCTAGGACAAGATCTGACTGTACATGGTTCCAAGGCCATTCAAACTCTTCTTGATTTATGTGTCGTATTGCAGCGTTAACTGAGTCTTTTGCGACATTATAGTAACCTGTAGCGGTAGCAAAGTTTGTACTGTCTAGTGTAACTTCGTTTAGTCTAGAGTTAACATCATTAACTAAGCCAAGAAAATCATAAGCCATTTTTATCTTTCCCTAATAGGTAGTAGTATTGAACGCTCATAAGTAAGCCCTTGACCAGTAGTAATACTACACGTAGTTTTGTACCTTAGATTGTTTGTGCCTCCTCCAAACCTTGCAGTAGCTACGTTTCCAGATATACTAGGAGCTACAAACTGTAATGCATTTACAGTAGTACCGTTAGATAGAGGTCCAGTCTTAGTACCGTTTTCATCTTCAATAAACCAGTTTGCTGATACTAATGTGTCAGATCCTAGAAACCTAGACCAGTCTACGCTGAAGTCTGCTGTTTCATCTGGATCTTTTTCAGGCCATTTGTAAGAAGACATCGTTTAATCCTTAATTAGTTATGTATACTACTCTATCCAAGTTAACAGGTTCTATAAATACTCTTCTGTCTTCTGGCATGATAAATACGGAACGTACCTGATTTAGTGTAGGGCCAGTAGGAGGTATTACTATTGTTCTACTTTCTGGACGGATGTAGACAGTAAATGTACCTAATACAATAGGTGCTAGTATTACAACAGTTCTGCTTCTATCAAACCTATCAGCTATACTGTTAAAATCAAAACTTTCACCTACAGGATTGTCAAGATTTTGTAGTATGTTAGCAAGTACACTAGCTGATGTTACATTAGCTTTACCCGATATATTAGGTAATGTTGTACTTATGGTAGCCGATAGAGAGGCAGGACTTGCGGTGGCTTGTGCATCAAAGTCTACAGAGTTTAGATCAAAGACTATTTGATTTAGTGTTGCCAGTGTTGTGTTTGCCACACCGTTGATGGTAGGCAGGTTAACTGCAGAAGGACTTACTACTGCAGTGGGTGTTATGTTTGCTATTGCTGTTGTTGTTACAGAGTTTATGTTTGAGGCGGTTAATACACTGTCAATAGTTATACGTGAGAATCCACCAAAGTCAATAGCTGGTGTTGCAAAAGTACCACTAACTGCTGGTAAAGATGTGTTTGCAATACCTGTAATCGTAGGTACGTTTGTAGCAAAAGAAGCGCTTACTGATGCAAGGTTAGTAGATAGACCTAGAGTTGTGTGTTGCGTTGCTCCAAACGGTGCATCTGAGAATGGTGCAAAGCCAAACATTATCTATCCTACTAGTCTATAGTGCGCCCAAGCATATCTAGCAGTGGTTGTTCCTTGGTACTGAGAAGAACTGCTTACTGATAAATCTATATAATCATTTGCAGCAAACTCAAATTCAAAAGTACCTCTGGGCGCTCTGGTTTGTACGTAATTTTTAGCAATGACTGTACCATTTTTACGAAAATCAACACCATAATTAATTCCAGTTTGAGCTAAAAGCGAGACAGTCATGCTATATATACCATCTACAGGACATACAAATCTATAATTTGTTGTATCATAGTGTGAACCATTTTGAGCGACAATGTTATCAAAGGGAACTAAGCCATTCATAGACGTATAACCACCACCCCCAAAGTCTACTAGCGCCCAAGGTACTTGGTCAGGAGCAAGCCTAGCAAATTTTCTAGCTTTACTACTCATTGTGCTATCTCCATCAGAGTTAAACTTGCTACTTGCGAAGTATGTCCTGTAAAAGTAGGATTGTAATAAAATGTATCGGTACTATTTTGCGTTGTAGCTTGAAGTTTATAAGTAATCTGTGATGTTGTGGCAGGGCTATCAAGGGGACAATGAGAAGCAGTAGAATAAAATCCAGCCACTGAACTTGTACTAGCCCACTGCACATTGAAATCTGCTATAACCGTTCCGTTTCGCAAATATCTTGCTACACCACCTGCACCACTTGCACTAGTATCTCCATAACCATAATTAGAAAGTAATAGAATTTTACTTGTGTTAAATTTTGGCGTAATAGTAGCGGTATGCACATCACCGTATGTTAAACTTCCTGCTGTCCCTACTGTTACCATGCCAGATAAAGAATTATTTACTACTTGAACAACATGACCAGGTATGTTGACATTACCAGTAAAAGTACCACCACTTGCAGGTACTGCATCGCCAACGCTAAACGCATCATATTTAACAACTTCTATCTCATCTCCTGCAACAGCAGCACTTGTAAGGGTGATTGCTGATCCGTTACTGGTGTAGTCTACTGTAAGATCTAGAAGCAAGCCATTCATAAATACCTGTACAAAACCCTGTGTGTGAGCTATAGTAAATACAGTCTGTCCTGCAGTAGCAGTAAAAGTAGTACTACTGAAACTACCAGAACCAATAAAGTTTGATAAGTCTCTAGCTCTTGTCATTTAGTTTATCCTAACAGGGCATCTAAAGTTAATGCTTTTAAAGCATCAGCGTCTGCTGCGTTAGTAATACGAGCATCTGCTGGCACATCACGTAAAGCTTGTTTCTGTGTAGCTATAGCAGCAGCACCTGATCCAGCTTCTAAGGCTTTCATGTAAGATACATCTAAAGCTGCCAAACGTTCATTACGTTCTATTCTTAGATTGTCCTTATGTATTTCTCTAGCCTTGGTCATGTTTATTTCAACAGCGTCACCGTTGTATTGCCAAGCATCTCTGAATGTTCTATCAGTGGGTACAGTTAATGAAGATGCATCACGAACATCTCCGTTAATATTGATGTATGTTGTCATTGTGCAATTCTCCATGCATTTCTAAATGAGCGATCACTAGGGATCATTTCTACAGGTACAATCTTTAAGATCGTTCTGTTTCCTTTGTAGTCTCGCCAAGTCTCTACTGGGCAGTCCTTCATAATTAAATACTCTATTGCTTCTTCTTCTGTCATAGGACCAATAGGTTCTGCGTATGGGTGTTCTTTAGGCTCTCCATCGGGTACATCTCTGTCACGCTGGTAAGTCTCTATCGGAGGGAGGATATTTCCAGCCAAAGCACAAGCCAGCCAGTTTGGATCTGGGCATAGAACCTTAGCTGGTGCATCTGGTTCTCTAGGGTCTTCAAACAGTACACGATACTTAGATTGTACTGGCTCTAGTATTGCCTTAGCTTCTGCTAGTCTGACCCATAAATGTTCATGCTTCATGCTAAGTCTCCAAATGAAGAAGTAAAACCGTAAGTAGCGTCATTTAGCCCTCCTGAACCTGCAGAACTTGTATTGTGATAAGAACAATATACTCGCTGTGTTGTTGTTGTATAATATCCGCTTGTATCAGAACCAATGAGCATCCTAGTATCATTTTCACCAGCGCCATCACGAACTCCGTAAGTTGTGCAATAATTTGCATTTGCGAAGGCTGAAGTGTATGTGATAGTTGACGCTCCTGTACCGTTGTCCGTAATTGATGAGAAGTTTAGGCTGTCACGAAAAGCCTGTGTACTAGTTTGATTAAAATTAGACCAAGCTTTGGCAGACCCATTAGTTACATTTGTAGTCGCTACAGTTTTTGTGCCATCGCTGAGGTTAGATATTGTCAGAGTACTCATGCTAAGTCTCCGTGAACAGTGTAACAAAAAGGACTGTCTTTATATGCACCATCGTAAATATATACATCATCTCTTGATGAAGTCATACTACCGTATTTTACGGTTACAATATCATTTGCAGAATAGCCTGATGCATTTGCATTAGAACAAAAACCTGTATTTGCAAATGCGTTTGAAAAATTTACATAAAACAGTCCTGTTCCGTTATCTGTTATTGAAGAGACACCAAATGAATCTCCTACCCAAGCACCAGGAGATTCTGCTCGTAGTGTTTCGTCTGAAATCCAAGCAGCAGCAACACCTGACACTGCACGAGTAGCTGTTTCACCTGTAGCTTGGATGTTGGTTACCTTTATGGTACTCATGCTAAGTCTCCGTGTAATGTAAAATAATTCCTACTACCATCATTTGCACTACCAGTAGCATTGCTTGAATAAAATCTAAATTGTGTAGCTGTCGGAACACTTGGATTATGTGCTTGAAAATTATTAGACGTACATTGCATTGAAAAATCATTAGCATTAGCCATAGCATTAGTAATATTTATGTTAGTATTACCAGTTCCAAGGTCTTCTAAGCTTGAAACATTAAAACTTCCTGTTATTGAGGTTGGATTTGCAGTACTAAAATAACACCAAGCTTTAGCTGCGTGTTGCTTAGTTAAAGCAATAGGACCGTTACCTGTCTCGTCACTAATAGTTGTTGCTCTAATCTCAGACAACTGACAAGTTCCCCCCTGTTGCTACAGTCAATGTTACTCCTGATGCCACCGTGATCGGTCCACCCACAACGGAGTTTTCTGTACCGAGTATTGTTACGTTAGTGCTTAGAGTTTGATCGTTTCTTCTAAACATACCAATGCCTGTACCTTTTACTTTACCACTGTTTGTAATGCTGCCAGTAAATGTGCCATCACCACCAGAGGGTACAAAGTCAGCTATAGGTATGTCCTTTGCTACAACTATAATAGTAACAATATCGTTTAAGTTAGCTGCAGAGGCTAGGGTTATAGTGTTGTTGTTGCTTGCGGTAAAGTCACTATCATCCATGAGTACGCCATTTACAAACACCTGAAACTCTCTACCAGTAAAACCTAATGTCTTACTGTTATCATCAGCACCTGTAAAAGCTGTTTGACCTTGTGTAGCTGTGTACTCAAAGACAGACCTTGCGAAGGATCTAGTGTCTTGAGGTTGTGTTCCAATGTATGGCATTTATTTTCCTATGATGGTTTAGTAGGCCACGTTACGTTTTGAAGCGCACCCTCTCCATCTATAGTAGGAGTTTGGTTAGCTGGTAGATCACGTAGAGCTTGTCTGTAGGTTGTGCGATCAGAACTCATGGTAAGGTCACTTGATCCCCACCAGTCTGTCGCAGCTAATCTACGATCACGCTCTTCACGTAGTAACCTCATTGGTTCTGCATTTATTAATTCAGTCTTCTTGGCTGATACAGCAGACCAAGTTGTACCAAAGTCATTAGGGTCAGAACTCTCAATAGCAGAACCATTAGAGTCTGTTCCTGTTACTTTAGTAAACATACTGTTGAACTCAGTTTCGTTTGTAGGCTCTCCTCGGAGAACCCATTCTGTTATCCCTAATGCGTTTAGGGCGTTAGCTACATCTGTCATTTGTTTCTCCTATGCTATAGCTTTTATTGAAAGTGTGGGTTTGCTTACATCATCAGCACCTGAAGCGCCTCCGCCATCCCACCAGTTGTTTCTGTGTACTGTTACATCATAGCTACTACTATAATCTCTTCCTCTCATTTTTAAAGTTCTTGCACTTGTCCAGCTTTTTAGTTTTAAATTTGCAATATCGTCAGAAGCAAGAGAACTATCTATTAATATTGGATATTCATATATAA